GTGGCGGGGCGGGCGCGCGGCGGGCGGGGGGGGGCGGGCGGCGGCGAGAGCCGCGCTGAGCGTGATCAACAGCGGGTACGGCAACTACGGAGCCAACCTGACGAAAAAGAGCATGAGAGGCTGGATGTACCACGGCGGCAGCGCCAAGGAGGACATCGAGGACAACATCGACATTCTGCGGCAGCGGAGCCGAGACGCTTACATGGGCATCCCAACGGCCACGGCGGCGCTGAAAACCATGCGGACGAACGTGGTGGCGGGCGGATTGATGCCAGCACCGCAGCTCGACAGCGACTATCTGGGGCTGGACGAGGCGGCGGCGGAGAAGCTGCAAGCGCAGATCGTGCGGGAGTTCGCCCTGTGGGCGGACACGCCGGTATGCGACGCGGAGCGGATGGACAACTTCTATCAGCTCCAGCAGCTCGCCTTTTTGAGCTACCTGATGAACGGCGACACCATCGCCCTGCTGCCAATGAAGCATAAGGCGGGACAACCGTATGACCTGCGTGTGCGGCTGATCGAGGCAGACCGGGTATGCAGCCCGGACGGTTTTGACCGGCTGATGCCCTGCGCGGTGCGGGGCTACGAGGTGCAGAGCATCGTACAGGGCGTGGAGACAGACGCAGACGGTATGGTGACAGCCTACTGGATATGCAACCGGCATCCGCTGGGCAGCAACAGCGCCGTGGACGCGGCGGGGCTGACGTGGCGAAGAGTGGAAGCCTACGGCGATACAACCGGGCGGCGGAACGTGCTGCACATCATGAGCCGCGAGCGCATCGGCCAGCGGCGGGGCGTTCCCCTGCTGGCCCCTGTGCTGGAGAGCCTGAAACAGCTTGGACGCTACACGGACGCGGAGATCACGGCGGCGGTGATCAGCGCCATGTTCACGGTGTTCGTGAAGTCACAAAACCCGTCGGACGGCAGACCGTTTGGAGAAATGATACCGGCGGAGGAGCTGATCGACAACGCCGACCAGAGCAGCATCGAGCTGGGGCCGGGGGCCATCATTGACCTGAACCCCGGTGAAGAGGTGCAGTTTGCAGACCCGAAGCACCCGAACACCGGGTACGACGACTTCACGAACGCCACCATCCGCCTGATCGGCGCGGGGCTGGAGATACCGCCGGAAGTGATGATGAAGCAGTTCACCACCAGCTATTCGGCGGCTCGCGGCGCACTCAACGAGTTCTGGCGCACCTGTAGTATGCAACGGGACTGGTTCACGGACGATTTTTGCCAGCCGGTCTATGAGGAATGGTTTGCCGAGGCAGTAGCCCGTGGGCGCATCCACGCGCCGGGCTTTTTCACCGACCCGGCGCGGCGCAAGGCGTACACGGCCTGCGCGTGGAACGGCCCGGCACGGACGAACCTGAACCCCGTACAGGAGGTGGATGCCGCCATCAAGCGAGTGGATGCCGGTTTCAGCACTGCGCAGGAGGAGACGGCACAAATGACCGGCGGGGACTACAACCGCAACATCAAACTGCGCGTGACGGAGGCCAAGCGCAAGCGCGAGGTGGACGAGATCGGAAAAGCGCAGACGGCGGGAGAATAGGAGGAAAACAGAAATGCCCGAAAACAAGAAATTCTGGAAATTCTGCAATCAGGCAGGAAACAAGGTGGAGCTGCTGCTTTACGGCGACATTTCGCAGACGAGCTGGTGGGGCGACGAGGTGACCCCGAAGCAGTTTGCGGAGGAGCTGGCCGGTCTGGGAGCGCTGGACGAGATCACGGTGCGCATCAACAGCGGCGGCGACGTGTTCGCAGCGCAGGCCATCGGCAACCAGCTTGAACAGCACCCGGCGGCAGTGACGGCGAAGATCGACGGACTGTGCGCCAGCGCGGCAACCATCGTCGCCTGCCATTGCGGCAAGGTAATCGCCGCCACCGACAGCACCTACATGGTGCATCCGGTGCGCATGGGCGCTCACGGCTACTACAACGCCGAGGAATTGCAGAAGTACATCGAGGCGATGAACGCCATCCGGGAAAGCATCGTGGGCCTGTATGTGAAAAAGACAGGCAGAGATAAGGACGAGGTGGCCGGATGGATGGACGAGACAAGCTGGTGGACGGCGGCGCAGGCCAAGGAAAACGGCTTTATCGACGAGCTGACGGACGAGGCGGACGGCACGGTGATCGAAAACCGGGACGGGATGCTGTTCGTCAACAGCGTCAACACACACCTGCCTTTCGACAAGGCACCTAACTTTGTACAAAGCAGCAAGGCAGCTCCCGCCTCCTGCTCTGTAAATAACAACTGCCATAAGGAGGTAACGAACATGGCAAACGAGATCAAGACCGTGGACGACCTGCGCGGGGCCTATCCCGCACTGGTCAATGAAATCGAGGAGGCGGCGGCGAACAAAGCGACGAGCGACGAGCGCCAGCGCATCCACGACATCGAGGACATGGCCCTGTCCGGCAGCGAGGCGCTGACGAATGAGGCCAAGTTCACAAAGCCGGTGAGCGCCAGCGAGTACGCTGTGGCCATGATGAAAGCTGCAAAGGAGAGCGGCAACGCATGGCTCAACGGAGCAAAGGCCGATGCCGACAAGAGCGGCATGGGCGGCGTGAAGAATGACAGCGGCACCGGCGGCAGCGCGGGCAAGCAGGACGAGTTCATGGACGCGATCAAGTCCATGGGCAAGAAGCAGTAAAGGAGGAGAAAGAACATGAGCATGGATTTGGCGAAAAAGACCTTTTCCACCCAGCCGGATTACTCGATCGCGGGTAATGCGGAGATCGTTACGGCAGTCAAGGAGGCATCCGCCGCCTTGAAGCGCGGCGCTCCCGTGGTTCTCAATAGCGACGGCAAGCTGGCCGCCATCAGCGTGAGCGGCAGCAGCGCCCCCTATACCGTGACCACCACGGGCCTGTACGGTATTCTGGCAGAGGATGCCGCATCGGGCGAGGACGGCATCGTGTACCTCTCCGGCGAGTTCTTCGCCGACGCGCTGGTGCTGCCCGCCAACGCCACCGCTGCGGACGTGGAGGTTCCTCTGCGTAACCTCGGCATCTACTTGAAGTAAGGAGGAAGAAAGAACATGGCTAACGAAGTGAACATTTACTCCCCCCGCTATCTGGCGGAGGTGGTGAGACAGACCCCTGCCGTACACACCTATTTCCGCGACACCTTTTTCACCAACGTCAAGACGTTCGCTACCGAGCGCGTGGACATCGACCTTGTGAAAGGCGACCCCCCCCTGGCCGCCGCGCCGGACGGCAAGTACCCCGTCCCGAAGCTCATCGCCGTCACCAAAACGCATCCGGCAGAGGACATTCTGCCGCTGCAAAATCTCGGCGTTACGGACATCGGGGAAAATAAAGTGCAGGAAATCATGGAAAAACTGCCTGCGCTGGAGAAGAATTTTCGGATTCACCTCATCGGAAGGTTGCAATCCAATAAAGTAAAGTATATAATAGACCATGTATGCCTGATTCACTCGGTGGACAGGCTGTCCCTCGCGCAGGAAATCGACCGTCAGGCGCAGAAGCACAATTGCGTGATGCCTGTGCTGATTCAGGTGTCCCCCTGCGGCGAGGCGCAGAAGGGCGGTTTGCCCCCTGAAGAGCTAATCACCTTCCTACGCACGGTTTCGCAGCTGCCGGGGCTTTCCGTGCAGGGGCTGATGGCGGTGATGCCCAACACGCCGGATACGGCGCTGCTGGACAAGCTGTTCGCTGATATGCGCACCCTCTTTGAGCGGGCGCGGGCGGAGGCGATTCCCGGCATTGAGATGAAGGAGCTTTCCATGGGCATGTCCCATGATTACGAATTGGCGGCGCGGCACGGCGCAACGATGGTACGCATCGGCAGTGCGCTGATGGGTGCGCGCGACTACGGCCCGCAAGGGCAACATTGATGGCGGCTGTTCTGATTCGTCGGAACATGCCCGAAGCTGGAGGAGCAGAGAAGCAGCATGGCGATTTTCGATAAAGCCAAGGAGAAATTTCAGGGATTCATGCAGGGCAGCGAGCAGGCGAACCGCAATCGGCGCAGCAACGGCGGCACGAGCGGTTATCGCCCGGTGCGCAATCAAAATACCCCCCAGCCGCAGCAGGAAGTTCCGGCGGGCGCGTTCGGCGGCGGCGTGATGCCGGACACCATGTTCGGCGGGAATGCCGGCTTCGAGAGCGTCGCGGCGACGGGGCGGCAGAATCCCAGCGGGGCGCGGCGCCAGCAGACAGCGGC